ATGCCCGCCAAAGAGGAAGGATCAAGCTCAACGATCCTGCAAAACGGGTGGCGTATCAAGACCACAGGCAAACTGAGTTACCGCGCGGAGATCGACCGGCTGCTCGAGTTGTGCGCGGCGTGGCCGGCTGATGCGAAGCCGGTCAAGACCAAAGTGGAAGCGGACGAGGCGTTGCTGAAAGCAATCCGCACCGACCGCCCTGACTTGTGGCGGCAGATTGCGCCTGCCATCACGGTGAAGCCAGCGAAGACATACATCGTGATTGAGGAGCCGAGTCATGGCGTTTAATCTTGAAAGCATCCGCAAGAATGAAGCCTTCGCCTCGCCGCGCTTGATGGTGTACGGCGTTGAGGGCATTGGCAAGTCGTCGTTCGCAGCCGGCGCGCCTGCGCCGATTTTTATCCCAACCGAGGACGGCCTCGGCAACTTGTCTGTCAAGCACTTTCCGATTGCGAAATCGAGCGACGACGTGCTCTCGGCGATTGGCGCTTTGTTTGACGGCGGCCATGATTTTCGCACCGTCGTGATCGACTCGCTCGATTGGTTGGAAACACTGATCTGGCGAGAGATTGAGAGTAAGTACGATGCGAAAGACCTCGCGTATGGCAAGGGTGCCATGCTCGCGGCCGACCGCTGGCGGCAAATTTTAGACGGTCTGAACGCGTTGCGTAGTGAGTGCGGCATGATCGTTGTGCTGATTGCACATTGCGAAATTCGTCGCTTCGACTCGCCGGAAACAGAAAGCTACGACCGTTACCAACCTAAGTTGCAGTCGCGCTCAAGCGCGTTGTTACGCGAGTGGGCCGACGCCGTGATGTTTGCAAACTATCGAACGGTCATCAAAAAAGACGAGGTGGGGTTTAACAAGACCGTCGCCCGCGGCATTTCTACCGGCGAGCGATTGTTGTTCACCGCCGAGCGCCCCGCGTTCATGGCAAAAAATCGCTACGCGTTGCCCGAGAGCATCCCGCTCCAATGGGCCGCGTTTGAATCTGCAATTTCCAATTAGGAGCAAGTTATGCCAAGTTTCAATTTCGACGCTGTGAACCATGTTGCAACCGAGGCACCGGCCTTCGGACCGTTGCCGAAGGGCATGTACGAGGTCATGGTCGTTGCCTCTGATCTCAAGCGTACTCAAGCGGGCACGGGCGAGTTCATCGAACTCACGCTGCAAGTCGTGTCGGGCCCGCACGCGGGGCGCCGCTTGTGGGATCGACTCAACGTCAGCAACCCAAACAAGAAAGCCGAGGACATTGCGCGTCGTCAGCTACAGGCGCTCTGCCTCGCGGCGAAGGTGAACACGATGACAAACACCGAGCAGTTGCACGACATCCCGGTGCTGGCGCAAGTCGATTTTGACCGCAACGACAACTCTCGGAATCGCATTGTAAATTATGCAACGACCTCAAGCTCTCAGGGTCCGCGGCCGGTGGTGACGGCCCCCTCTCCGTCTAAGCCGCCCGTGCGGCCCTGGGAGCGCAAATGATGGCAGGCGTGCCCGCGAGCCAGCACACAACGGCCGAGGCCGTGATCGAGTGGCGTGGCGCGCAACCGCAAGAGCAGCGCGAGCATCTCGGCGCGTCAGTCATTGGTCACGCGTGCGAGCGTTATCTCTGGAACGTCTTTCGCTGGGCTGCCGCGCCGAGCTTTAACGGTCGCACGCTGCGCCTCTTCGACCGCGGCCGGCGCGAGGAAGCGGTCGTCGTTGAAGAGTTGCGCGGCATTGGAGTTGAACTGCACGTCGAAGAGAACGGCGAGCAGATCAGGGTGCATGACAAGAGCGGCCACTTTGGTGGCAGCGTCGATGGCATTGGCCTGGGATTTTCAGAAGGGCCAAAGTCGTGGGCCATCTTGGAAGTCAAGACGCACAACGCCAAGAGCTTCACCGAGATGAGAAAGCTCGGCGTTGCGGAGAGCAAGCCACAGCATTACGCGCAGATGCAGACGTATATGGGGTTGTTGAAGGTTGAGCGCGCCCTGTACTTCGCAGTGAACAAAGACAACGACGAGATTTACACCGAGTGGGTGCATTTCGACAAGGACGCGTTTGACCATTATGCAGCGCGCGCGAAGCGAGTGCTCGACGCGAAGACACCGCCAGCGAAATTGAGCGACGACCCGGCGCACTGGCAGTGCAAGGGCTGTCAGTTTTTCAGCTTGTGCCATGAGCAAAAAGTGGCTGACGTGAACTGCAGGACGTGTTGCCACGCCTCGCCTGTAGAGGCAGGCGCATGGCGCTGCCAACTGCGTAATGAGTTGCGAAACAAAGGCAAGCAGGCTGAAGCGTGCGACTCGCACCTCTTCATCCCTGCGCTGGTGCCGTTTGGCGAGGCGATAGACGGCGGCGAGAGCTTCATTGAGTACCGGCACAAGGAAACTGGCGAGACGTTTAAGAACGGGCCGGGGTTCTACTCGAGTCGCGAGCTTGCCAAATCGTGCGCCGGCACCGTGACGGAGCCCGTCGTGGAAGCCATGCGCGCGACGTTTCAGGCGCGGGTCGTGAGTAGCAAGCCGCGACGCAAGCCCGACTTGTCGAAGCTGCCGCCGCCTGCCGAAGAACCGTTCCACGACGATCCGATTCCGTTTTAGGTGGCGCCATGCGAGTCAAAGAATTCGACAGCGTGGAGCGACCGCCGCACTACCTCCGCGGTGAGGTGCAGTGCATCGACGCGATCCGCGCGCAGCTGACGGAAGATGAGTGGCGCGGTTACTTGCGTGGACAGATTGCAAAATATAACTGGCGCCTCGGCGCCAAAGAGGAAACCGATGCGGGCAAGTTGCTCTGGTACGCGAAGTGGCTGACCGGAGTGGACCCGCGTGAGTGAGAAAACCCGCCACCCGTGGCGAACTTCATGGAGCAAAAATGGGCGGCCGAATGTCAAGGAACAAGGGGGCAGCAGCAGAGCGGGAACTCGCAGCATTGCTCTCGAACGAACTGGGGTTTGTGGTGAAGCGCAAGCTGGGCCAAGCCCGCGACTCGGGGGACGACATCCAGGTCGGCAAGTTTCGGATCGAAGCCAAACGCGTGGAGACGCTCGCGGTACCGAAGTGGGTGCGGCAGATTGAGTCGCATTGCGGGCCGGGCGAGGTGCCGATTGTGGCCTTCCGACAGAACGCGCAACCGTGGCGTATCGTGATGAAACTTGAGGACTTTTTGCCGTTGATGCGGGGAGAGTTGACGGATGACTAAGTTGTTGAGAGAATCGCAACATCCAGAGCTTGTGAGCCTGGATGCCGCGGCGAGCCAGTTGGGCGTGAGCGCAAGAACGCTGCGCCGGCTGGTCGAGAAGGGTGCCGTGCCAAGCTATCGGTTTGGCACCGCAATCCGAGTCAACGTCGCGGAAGTGTTAGCAACAACCAAGAGGGAACCCACCACATGTCAATCTTCAAACGAGGCAAGACCTTCTACATCGACGTTTTCCTCCCAAACGGGAAGCGACTCAAGCAATCTGCTCAGACTTCTGATCGCAAAGCAGCGCAGGAACTGCATGACCAGTTAAAAGCGCAGCTCTGGCGTCAAGTCAAACTTGGTGACAAGCAGCCGCGCTCGCTCACCGAGGCTGCCGAGCGTTGGCTCGGTGAGCACAGCAAAGACGGCGCGATCCGCGACTTTACGCACCATCTCGCGTTTTGGTGCGCACGCGCCGAAGGGATGGAGCTGACCGACATTTCGCGCAGTTGGGTCGCCGAGCAGATTGAGGGGCTCATCACGCGCAAGAACAAGCCGGCAAGCGTAGGCACCAAAAACAACTACGTCATCACCCTGCGCTCAGTGCTGAACACGGCGTGCCGCGAGTGGGAGTGGATCGACCAAGTGCCGGCGCTGCGCACCTACGGCAGCAAGCGCGACGCGTCGAAGATGCTGATTGCGACGCCCACGCAGGCCAAGGCACTGCTCGAGGTGTTGCCGCCTGCCCTACGCGCCGCGGTCGGTTTTGCCTTTATGACGGGCCTGCGTAAGTCAAACGTGTTTGGGTTGACGTGGGACCGGGTTGATCTAGAGCGGTCGGTTTGCTGGGTTCAGCCTATCGACACCAAGGCAGGCAACCTGATCACCTGTCCGCTCAACTCGGCTGCCCGGCAACTGCTTGCACAACAGCCGCAAGACTCTCAGAGGGTCTTCCCTGTTGAACCCCCTTGCCACCACCAGTGGCGCCGGTATACGCGCCGTGCGGGGCTGCCAGAGAACTTCCGCTTCCATGACATTCGCCACACGTTCGCAAGTTGGGCGGCCATGGACGGCGTGGACCGCAAGACGTTGCAGGACATGGGGGGCTGGAAGACGGCCGCCATGATCGACAACTATGTGCATTTGCCAGTCAATCACCTCGTCGCGGCGAGCGAAAAGTTGGCTGCGAGGCTGCACTGATTGAGTGATTCACGTCCCAAATACGTCCCAAGCAACTTTTGTGCGACCATCCGAATTTGCCTAAGTGCTTGATTTAATTGGTAGCGGGGGTAGGATTTGAACCTACGACCTTCGGGTTATGAGAAATTAACCACATGCTGAAAAATCAGCAATTTATTGATTTTCTAGTGACTGCAATAGCCCCCGCTACCCCTCTTTTCCACGCTTTACGTCCCAATTACGTCCCAATGAATGCTGCCTCGGCCTGGCGCCTCCGCACCAGCCCCGGCAGCACTCGGCCGCCCCCCCGCGTCCAACGCATGATCTGCTCTTTGGCGCCTGCCCAATCGCCTTGATTGATGCGTCGGCGCAGCGTGCTCGACTGCAGGCGCCCTGCGCCGAGGTTGAACACAAAGCTGCACAGCGCGTTAGCCGCTGCGGGGTACGCAATCAGCACCGGGCAGAGGCGCAGCACCGCTGGCAGGCACTCCTGCTCTA